GTGATGTGTTCCGTTTGGCACTATTCCCGATGATGTGTAATCTTTAAAAACTCCTGTTTTGTCAAACACATCTGTTGATAATTCAAGATACGTTGTGGAATCATCACTATTACGAAAATACATTTGCATTTTATTGTTTTTATCATTTGTAGTCTCTGCACGGATTGAAGCTGTAACCGTTATTGTGTCACCTACTGTGATGCCATTATCAACGATAACTATTTTAGATTCAAGGTAAGAGTACGTTCCATCAGAAGTTATTTTTGCTGAGTAGTTACCTCGACTTTTTATCGTGCTTTCCTTTGCTAACGCCGTTCTTGCTGCTGTCCAATCATCAGGTGCAACGCTATCCCCACCACTCCATGATTCAAACATGCCATTTTTTAGAAGGTTTGCAAAATGCGTATTCATTAGCTGTGAAGAGCAATACAATTGCGCGCCGGTTTCAATTATTGGAATATCTGCTCCGTTTTCCGTATCATAAAACTCAATTACATTTCTATATGAGCCCGCCCTTGCTGTCACGCCGCTATCGCCTGGCGATAATTGATGGAAATAATTCGCCCTGGCTGTGGCATTGAGTTCAACACCAATTCCCGTACCCCCTGCACTTCTGTATATAGTAACTGATCTAAAAATATTGTTGTCGCAATCATTCATCACTATACCATTATTGTTATAAATATTTATGGCTATCATTTCAAAGAGATTAAAACTTGTATTGCCATCACCAGTTCCGTCCATTTTAATAGGGACACCACCGCCATCTACTGCGTTGGCTTTAATTTTTATATTTTCAAAATGGTTTGCGTTTGTATCACCTTGATCCGCCGCTGTATTTTCAACAGTATCCAAATTCATATATACATTTGTGCAACGCTGTAATGACAAATTTTCAAAATAACAGTTTGTAATTGAAAGCAAATCAAGTCCAATTCCGGCAGTACCTTGACCGTTAAGCATAAAGTTTTCAAAATGACAGTTTGAAGTTTTTGTGTATGCAACGTCATTTCTGGCGGTAAACCGAAACATTGTTCCGCCAACTGCGCCATTCCATAAGAATTCACAACGTTTACCCGTTAATAGTCCGTTGTCATTGATGCGTTCTGTGCTGACGCCGATTAATGATATTTCAGAAGTATCTATCTCAATGGTATTCGAAATTACACAAGTTTCAAAAACAGGGAATATTAATGTACCACCTTTATTTGATTTCAAATATGCAATCTGTGCTAATAATGCAGTAGTATCATCCGTAACACCATTAAGCGTAACTGCCGCTAATGAAGCAGGAGGATATTTTACATTAATTTGGATTTCGGCATTATCTGCCATATGCAAAGTAAGGCTATTTACAGTTATAGTTGATCCGCCTGTTATGGTAACATTGTTTCCTAAAAAGGTTATGCCTGTAGTGCTAGTTAATGCGGTTATCTTATATGTCTTACCGCTGGTAAAGTATACTTCACCCGTTCCAGCCGTTACCGCCGCATTTACCGCCAATTGTACGGAAATAGTATCATCCGTTACGCCGTCACCTACAGCTCCATATGCAGTTACCCACACTTGCCCTACTTTGTCCGTATAAAATGAACTTATTTCTCCTGCTGTTGAATATATTGAGTTTAATTGTGCCGGAGTTGGCATAAAATCACCTGCCTTTCAAAATAAAAAGCACCCCCTAAATGGAGTGCTTCATGTTCGTTAAATTAACTTATGTCGAACTAACTCACCAACGTATCAAGCAACTTTATGAGGTCACCTTTCAACATTGATGACTTATCCTTCTTGTATTTTGCGATTGCTTCTTCCTTCGCTTGCAATTTATCAATCTGCGCCTGTGTAATCTTACCCTTTGCAAGCATCTTACCTAAAAATTCTGCTCTATCCATGCCTATACCCCCATTTCAGCCAGCAACAAGCCTTCCATTGCGGATAATTCATCCACTGGAATAGCTACAGCTACATAGGTTACTGTGATTTTGTCTCCTGCATCTACAGCACTATCCATCTGCAAATACTGTGTAGCTTCGTCATATACTGGCTTGACTTCCTCTATAGGCTTCCAGCCTTCCGTTGTGAGCGTTTCAACTGGCAATAGGTGATAGTTTGATACTGTCCTGCCATCTGACAATATGCCAGATGTTGGTAGAAATAATTCTGTTCTATTGGTTATTCGTCCGTACATAATTTACCTCCTATGGTGCTTTGTATGGATATTTAGTAAGACAAGTTGCTACTCCTGCGGCGTAATCGGCTGCGGATATTTCGTTCGTCATGAGCGCATCTAAATATCCGTATTGGGCTTCTGCACCAGTGCAATAAACTCTTATAGCCACACCAGTTGCGGCATCAATATCAGATGGTTGCAAAATTATGCCTTTTCTAACGTAATCGGTTGTTGCATTATATCCCGATGTTACTAGTCCTTTATCGCCTGAACAGTCAGCAGCTATTTGTATGCCTGTTGCACCATTAAAATTTTTCAAATACGCTGAGATTAAATAGTATTTTGACGTACTTAACAAACTTAATATATCCCGATAAATAAACATGGTAGCTTGACCTGCGTTAATGGTCAACTTTAGACAGTTTGTACCTTCGTATTCATTTACTGAATCTACTGTATTAGTGCCAAGAACAGCAGTCCATCCAGTAGTGGCTTCACAACCGCCTTGAGCAAATAGATTTGTGTAACCTTCGCTGCTCATTCTAATTACGTTACTTATTAGCATACTATGCACCACCTTGCTGACAGAATCCCTCAAATGAAGTACCACCGTCCCATGAAACATAAGTGATATTATATTTCTTACCCGTTGCAAAAGTGGGGGCAGTAGCAAACGTTGCTCCTGTGGGGTGAGTAATGGCACACCCTGTGGTACATATAAAATGTACTGTCGCCTGTATTAAACCGAGTGCGGTATTGATATTGCTGAAAGCAAATATTTTTGCATTGGCATCAGCAGACGTACATTCAAAGTTTTTTATTGGCTCATTATTGAGGTTAAAAGTGTATGTATCTGCCACTAATGCAACTACTGTTTTGTTCGTAATTGCTGCCAGCTGTGGCCCTGTCGCACCGCTTGGATTAAATTGTCCATTATTTAAACTCATATGCTTCACCTACTCCCATACTACAGCTTGATATGCCGCTGTTGTTGAATCGCCTATGATTGATAAGGCTGATAATACTTTCAAGTCAAGCGATTGCCCCTCAATGAGTTTAAACCCATTTGTCGTAGTAGCGGCGGCAAGAGGATTGACAAATATTGTGCCGGTTGATGCATGAACCGTTATATCAAAGTTTGCGCCATAGACGGATGAACCTAATGTATCCACTGAACCTGCGGCGGTTGAAGCCACATTTTCAAAAACAATAGCTTTCATTCTCCTGTATATTGGTCTAACGTAATTTACCATATAATTCACACCCTTTCAAAAATTAAGGGGGATTGCTCCCCCGTGTGTTAAGTTGACACTATACCTGTGCTAAGAGAACTGGACAATCCAGCAGCAGCCTTATAAGCTACATTGGTTGAACCACTCTCAAAGTCGAGAATTGCCCATCTTGCAGTAGACACACCGACAAGCCTTGCATAACTGTAAGGCTGCGCCATTGCTACCGTGTGAAGGTCTGTTGCTATTGCAGTTGTGCCGAATGAAACAATGTCAATGTCTGAACTTCCCGTCACAACAACGGTTACATCAGACGAACCAGCAATTGCAGCAGAGGAAGCTAAAACAAGTTCTTTAAATGTACCTTTTATTGGTGCATCAAGAGTATACTTCTTTATCGTGGTTGCTGCGGTTGAAAACTGAACAAATGAAAGTCCATACGCTTTCAAATTTGCAGTAGTTGTACCATCTTCAAAATAATTTACAGGCACCGTATTTGAATATGCTAAACCTGTTGAACCCATAGCTTTTATAGCTGTACTATTTCCAACATATAATTCGCCAGCTATTACATCACCTGTTGAACCTATAACTTTAAATTCCGTTGAGCCATTCTGTGCATACAATGCTGCACCATTGGCAAGAGTATATTTTCTTCCCACAATTAATCACTCCTTTCAAGTGAAGGGGGTTGTTAAGCCCCCTGTTGTTTATGCTCCGGCATTTCCAACGATGCCGATATTTGCGAGCGCGCCTGTCTGATACATTGCGATAGCATTCAGATACAGATTTTTCGTGGATATTTTGTCCTCATCGTTGTCGAAAGCGGTTTTCATGTACCACTGGAAAAGGATATGTTCAAACTTGCTGTCCCACATAAACCATGCGTTGGTATCGCTCATGTAAGTAGAATAGTGCCATGTGATCTTGGGTAGTACGTTCTTGGTGTTGCTGAACTCATTCGCCTTATTGGTTGAACCGTAAATTTCCTCGATGTCAAGCATGTTCTGTGAATGGGTCAAGCCATCAGTAGGATAGGACTTGATAGGGCCGCCTTGGTGATTTTTGAACGCAGAAAACATTTTAACCATTGTCTTATGGTTGTCTGGATCAGTAAGAGTTGAAGCCGTTGCAAGAGTATCATTGAAAATTCCTGCAACTTCAAGCAGAGGTTTACTATCAGAGCAAAGGGGAACACCATCAGCAAGGTTAGTTGTGAAGGCATTGTCCACCCATCTTACAGCGTTGGTTTCCTCTAACTCCCTCATGGTTCTGGAAAGCTCATTCGCCTTGATGGAGTTAATCTGTCCATACAGATCATACTTGGTTGCTTCAAGAGTAACCTCATAACCATTTGCCCATGTAAGGTTTTTGATGGAGGTCTGGTATGCCTGTCTTACCTTACCATAGTTGATAGCATCGCCCTCAACCTTCTGCTCTGCTGCTTTCAAATTGCCCATGCTGTCATAGGTCTCAGTTTCTTTAGTTGCGGTTTTTTCAGTAGTAAATGAAGGATATTCTACTGGAAACGCTTCAAAGTTTTTATTGAATATTTCTTTCTGTCCTGCAACAATCATTCTGGAAATATCCGCGGTCATCGTATAAGCCATTATTCATCATCCTTTCTCATTAAACTAAATGGGTAGTTGCAATTGTGCCGTATACCTTGTTTCTAGTTGTGGAATAACCGGTCACTCTGAAAAATCTACCTTCTGTTACGCCTGTTGAACCTGTGGAGCAATCAAGAGAGGCGCCACCGGCAGCGGAGGGGGTACTTGAAAACAATGGTCCAAGGTAGTAATTCAAATTGCTTGATACAAGCGCGGTTGTTCCTGCTGTGCTACAATCAGTTTCCAGTTCATCGCCAGGTAATACCTGCCTGATATAGAACGGGGTTGTACTTCCTGCCGTGGTAGCATCAGGCACAGCGGCAATTATGCCTCCGATTCTCCCTTTAATATTCGTAGTTGCTTCGGAAGTGTTGTACAGATAGCCGTAGCCTCCCGAACTTTCCACAACTAATCTTCCTATATCAGTAGCACCGATATTTCCATTTGCTCCTGCGCAAGGCTTAACCTTTGTCAAGCCTCTCATGGTAGCCTGTTTTCTAAAATCGTACATGCTTCATCATCCTTTCATAAGTTTATAAAATTTCTCTGCATTCCACGCGCTGTTTGGTTGCGCTTTCTGCAATCCTGCTAAAGCTGCTTTGTCTGTTTCATCAAGCGGATACGGGTCTTTTACTGGCTTCGATGTTGAAGCAGGTAACTTCTTATCGTCCGCATTACGCCTGTCAAGCAATGCCTTTTGCTCGATTTCTGTCTTGTACTCTTTCAGCCTTGCCTTGCCTCTTACTTTCAAGTAGGCTTCTTCCAGGTCAAGGTCAATGCCCTTCTTTTTAAAGTCAGTTATGACGGATTGGATTTCCTTCTTATAAGTCAAGGCATCTGAATAGAAGCTGTCACGTGTCAACTCTTTCAAATCCTCGTCTATTGGTTCCAATTCCTTAAACTGCGCTTTACGAACTTCCATCCTCAGGGAAGTAAATTCATCGGCAAGCGATTCTGCAACATCTTCATCAAAGCCCTTGTCTATGTATTTCTGCCTTAATTGGGTCTTTGTGAGTTTTGCATCTGTATCAACTTCCTTTTCCTTGTACTCCCTCAGTTGGCGTTCAAGTTCCTTGCGCTTGCGTTTCTCGTCTAAAAGCGTAGCAAGTGGTACTTTGTCCTCTTTCGGTTCCTCTTTGGGTTCCTCGACAACTTCCTCTACAGATTCATCAAGGACTATTTCATCAATGTTACCGCCTTTGTCGTCTGCTTCTTCCATAAAAGGCATTCTAAATTTACCTAAAAACATATACAACCTCCGAACCCTTACGGGCAAAAAGTCATTTTATCGGCAATGCTCAACCGGATTTGATAGCGGGTTTACTCCCGCAACACCCTTTCGGGCAATAAAAAAGACCCTTGCAGGTCACTTACATTCCGACATCATCACCCCTTATCAGCCGTATTAGTTCATCCTTTGGCGTTTTTCGCCAATCGAATTCAATTCCGTTTGATCGTGCAACCTCTTTTAAAATGTTTCCATCTACTGGTGCAAGGTTATTCTTGGAGATAAACACCGCAACCGTTTTCAAATCCATGCTTACCACAAGGTTTAACCCATTCTTTAGCTCTGCAACATAAGGATACAAATTCCCGCCGAATGAATTTTCCAATCCGTCAAAGTGACGTATAGGTATCATTCGCTTAATCGGCGCTGTATCGTATGGGTAATCGTTCTTTAACTTATTTGCAAATAACATTTCTAACCTCCATAATCAGGTAATATAATATCCCGTTTCAACATTTCACCTTGATGTGCAACACTTCTGAACGTCTGCCCTGTAGGGTCTACATCGTACCCACTGGCTAAATATGACGAGTAGGTTATAGGGTATTTGGTGATTGTCCCACACTTCCTGCAAGTAGCTTGACCACCCTTAGACCACATTGCCAACCCTTCACAGTGTCCACACACCGGAAGTCTGGTTAATGGGTAACGCCCTTCTATCACCGTCATGTTGCGGATTTCATCATTGTTTAGAACATGTTTTAAGTGTTTGTTGCCATTAAAGACAACCTTAACGATTTCGTTATGTTCTTGAATTGATGCCATTTGCACCACCCCCAGACATAACAGGCCTACCATCTGCCCCTATTGCTGCTGTAGCATCTTGAAGCTGCTGGCCTTGGGTGACTTGGTTCAGCATACCTTGTGCGCCGTTTTGCCTTATCAAGTTAGCTTGTGAACCGCCCATCGTTAAGCCGCTTTGATCGTCAATCTCGATCGGAAGTCCCAAAAAGTCCTTGATAAACTTTCTGAATTCCTCATAGTGGATAAGGTTTCTAGGCTGTCCGTTTTCATCAAGTGATTGTAAAGCGGCAAGCCTTTCAAGCATCTGCCATAAGAAAGTTTTATTCTTCGGAAGTCCTGCGCCGATGTTGATTTCAATGTCAAGGTCAACCGATTTGGTAACATCCTTGCCGCCTTCCTGCATAATCTCCCATTCCGGAGAAGGCAGGTCCGGATTTCCTTCTCTGAACTTCTTTTGATATGCCTGTGTAGCAGGTTTCATAGCTGGTACAGAAGTCATTTTGCGGAAGTCAACCCACTGGAAGTCTGCTTTATCTTCGCTAAGTCTAAACGCTTTTGCTTCGGTGTAATGTTCCATCATCAGCCCTAAACAGTATTGGCAAACTTCTATAAGCGTTTCTTGCAACATGAGTTTCTTGTGGTCCGTTGACAAGTACCCTTGCTGTTGCTGTATGCTAGCCTGTGTTGCTGTGTCTGAACTCTTGCCCTGTCCAACCATCAAATCGGAGAATCGTGTTACTCTCTGCGCTTCAACGTGAATTCTGTCTAATAAACTCCACCATGCTTCATTTATTATGCCGTATTCAACTTTATGTACTGGAACACCATTTACGGTTGAGCCTTCGTAATATCGTGGTTCAAGTGAGTTTTCATCGAAGTCTGACAAGTCAACCTCTGCATTGGTGTCAATCAATATTAAGTTCGGCCTTGCACAGATTCTTATTTTGTCGTACAGTTCATTAATCAGCTTTTGCAGAGGTAACAGTAGCTTACCGTCACCGAAACCGTATAGCTCTCCTTCTTCCGGATACATAACGGTTATAAAGCAAGGGTAACGGTCATTGACAAATTTGTAATATGATTTAATATTCTTCTCGGCTGACTTCTGATTGTCTGTTCTACTGCCTTTTTTGTGGGAATCATACAGTAGAAGTCCATCACCGCTGATTTCCATAAGCCTTAACTTGCCTTTTTGCCTTGACCACAATAGAAGGATATGAGCAGAATCTTCATCGTCAAGCGTATCGTCACTCTGGAACACTCCATTGTCCTTGTATAGCAGACTACCGAAGTCAACCATATCTGCCTTTTCTTTGCCGTATCGTTCCTCAAA